TCATTGCCAGGCAGCTATCAAGCTTTACCCCAATGAGTTCAGGCAGACGGTCTTCGGACCCGGCTACCGCTGCTCCAGTTAAACCCAACACTGGTTCTGGAGCTCAAACGTGTCACCAGTGCCTTCGCACTGCCCGTGACACAAGAGAGGCCATTTCCAACGGACTAAGGCTTGTTCGGATCAGGTATCGTTTACCGATGTCTGAGTTACCGGACCTTAGTACTAAGGATCTTTCCAAGTACCTCTCTTTCCTCCTTTTGCAGGGGCACAAGCGGGCCTCAGTCCCTTTCCCTAAGTGTCAACGACGCTTTAGGGATGCTGATGGCTTGTGTTCTCTGCAACGGATGCGGAAGCACGAGAGATGGGAGTTCGCCCACACCGTCTCGTCAATTAAACGTAACCTCCCTGGAGGTTGTCGCTTCCACACCCCATCCGCGCGTTTTGCTTGGGAGCAGAACGCGTTCTCAACACCCCCTCCCCCTTCTCCTGAGTACCTCTCTTTCATTCGCAAAGAGGTCTCTAAACTCTTCCCTTATGGGTGGGACTCGAAGTACGCCGATTTTGTCTGGCGGCATACCCCGAACCCAACAGCAAGAATGAACGCTCGTCGGGCTGATACGTTTTTCGCTGGTAAGGGAAAAGAGTTCCGTAGGCAGTGCCTTTCTGGTTGGTCAGTTCCTGTCGACCATCCAGTTAGGGCCCGGTACAAGGAAGTCATGAGTGCAGGCAAGAGTAGGCCGTTAGTAATCTTCGATGAAAGCACCGAAATTCTTGCACCTCTTCATAAGACGATCGATGATCGGTTAATGAAGATGTCATGGCGTCTTGTTGGACCACCTACGGAGGAGAAAATTTCATCTGTCTGTGCTTACCGTTACCAGACCTCAGTAGATCTGGTAAACGCCACAGACAACCTGTCGCTTGTAGCGACGGAGGCGATACTTGGCTCTCTACTTCGAAAGAGTAGCCGCATTCCAGGACGGGTTTGCCTTAGGGCTTTCCAGTCACTCCGGCCACTTGTTGATTGTGCCGGAGAGGAGAAGGAAGTGTCGCACGGACAGATGATGGGGAGTTACCTCTCCTTTCCCCTTCTTTGCCTTCACTCTTACCTCGCAGCTCGTTGGGCGCTTCGCGGGGAAGAAGGCAATGTGTTGGTTAACGGCGACGACACTCTTGTGTCATCTAACCGATATCTCGAATCTTCAGATTACCCTAGCGGGTACTTGTTAAATGATCTGAAAACTATTCGATCAGAACGCGTAGCAGAGATCAACTCAACAGCGTTCTTGACAACTAAAGGGGGTAAGTGGCGTGAGATTCGCCACTTACGGAGGGGTGGATTTCTTTCCGATTATTCCGGGATGCTGCACGCTTCTAAAGCTGTTGCCGGATCAGTTGAGTGGACGAATGCTTTTATTCGTTCACGAATCGGAAAGAAATGGGGATTTCTTCCCTCCCAGTTGGGATTACATCCCAGATCTTTCGTCGCTTTCGAGCGAGAGAGATCGATGTGGAACAGGCACTATACCTGTCTACCGTGCGCTCCCAACGAGCGTTCCACATCACTTCTAGGCGTACGTAGGCGCCTAGATCCCGACGAACAGATAGCGATGTATCTGTTCACTTGGCAACACGGTCGGGAGGGAGGTAGGAAGAGAGACGTATGGCAACCCACCGTAGGGGCCATACGT